AGGAAGCAGAAGAGGAAGCAGAAGCAGAAGCAGAAGAGGAAGCAGAAGAGGAAGCAGAAGCAGAAGAGGAAGCAGAAGCAGAAATGGAAGCAGAAGAAGTAGAAGCAGCGATCCAGGAAGCTATGCAAGACACTTTGATAGAAAACTTCGAAGCGGCTAAGAAATTGGTTGAGTTGAAAGAGCTGGCTCAGGAATGGGAATGCTTCGCTAAGTTAGATTTGGACTCGTATAAAGGCCTTCAAGGCCATCGGCTCCTCCGGGCGGATATGCTGGAATGTATGCCTGATGAGATACGGAAACAGATGCAACCCTCAAAAACACTTGAGGAAACTGATGCCAAGCCCAAACGCAAACGTGCTTCAGCTGAGGAAATTCAGGAGCGGAATAGTTTCATTGAAGGTCTGATCGTTGTAGGCAAGTATACCAAAAAGGAAATTCTGGAGAAGGTTCTTGAGAAATTTGAAGGTATTAACAAGAGTACTATCCAGACTTTGCTCTCAGATTCCAAGAATCCGAAGTACAACAAACTTGTGAAGTTGACAGTCGAGGATGAAAACAAAATCATGAGTTTTCAACAAGAAGGATAAATCAGTGAAACATGTCATCGGATTATCCGGTGGAATGGATTCAGCTACTCTGCTCGGTTACCTACTGGAACAAAGGCCCGAGCAGATTCACTGTTGCTCATTCTATTACGGATCAAAACATGGTTTATGGGAATGTAAAGCTGCTAAGAATATTGTAGAATTTTATCAATCACATAATTATCCGGTTCAACTTCATCAGATTGATATTTCCAATGCATTCAATGCATTCAAATCCAATTTATTGAATTCTGGAGGAGCTATTCCAGAAGGGCATTATGAACATGAAAGTATGTCTAAGACAGTCGTTCCGGGTAGAAATCTCATCCTGGCTTCAATTATGGCTGGGTTAGCTGAATCAGTTGGTGCTGAAATGATAACTCTGGGAGTTCATTCTGGAGACCATCATATCTATCCAGACTGTCGTCCTGGATTCATTGAGGCATTGAAAGAGGTTGTTAAGATGTCCACACAAGGGAAAATTCATGTTGAAGCGCCGTTTTTGAATATGGACAAAGCCCAGATCCTTGAAGTAGGATATATGAAACTTGAGATGTTCGTCCCGTACCATCTAACTCGAACTTGTTACAAAAATCAAGCTATAAGTTGCGGTCGTTGCGGTTCTTGTAGGGAAAGGCTCGAAGCATTCGAAAAAATGGGATTGCAAGATCCGATAGCGTATGAATAATTCAAATTAATAAAGCCTCCTTCTTTTATACCAATTACTTACAAAAACAAAAATGAGAGGTTGAATGGAAACTATTCGTAAAACTATGAAGGAAAATTTGAGAAAACAACTTGAGTACATTGGAGAAGACCCGGAACGCGAAGGGCTCAAAGATACACCAAATAGAATAATCAGAGCATGGGATGAGTTGTTTGCCGGATATACACAGGATCCCAGATCTTTACTCCGGTATTTTGATGCCGAAACTTATGATCAGATCGTCCTGTTGAGAAACATTGAACTTTACAGCATGTGTGAACATCATATGCTACCTTTTTCAGGTGTTGCACATGTTGCCTATATCCCAAATGGAAAGGTCCTCGGAATTTCAAAACTTGCGCGGTTGGTCGATATTTACGCAAGACGTCTCCAAATTCAAGAACGACTCGGTGAACAGGTAACAGGCTTCTTGATGGATGAAGTCGGTGCAAAAGGAGCTGCATGTATCATCGAGGCTTCACATATGTGTATGCGAATGAGAGGTTGTTCCAAGCAGAATAGTGTAATGATAACCAGTAGTTTAAAGGGATGTTTCTTTGATGAACCGGAAACACGTGCTGAACTGCTTCAACTTCTGCCTATCAAAACTCCGTAATAATGCACAGGCAGATATTGTATTAATATGGGCTATGCCATGGAGGCACTTAAAAGTGGAGGGCAGAATGCAGAAGTTGTGCAGTTACCTCGGCGGTTCGAATCCGCCGCCCATAATCAACTATTGCACCGGATTTCACCGGTGAACATTACAATATCTGCTTGCTTCGTATGATTCACAATTCAATTAAATAAGGAAAGAAATGGAAAAGAAAACATTGACTCATCTCGGCAGTAAAAATACGAAATACGCGTATGAATCCTCTTGTGCCGAATTGTTGGAAACCTTTGAAAATCCTCACACCGATCAAATCCATCTTGTCAGTTTCACACAACCAAGGGACGAATTTACTTCCCTGTGTCCTGCAACAGGTCAACCCGATCAAGCGAAGATTGAATTGTTGTATGTTCCTAATCAAAAAATGGTTGAGAGCAAATCTCTAAAACTTTATTTCTTCAGTTATCGGAATCAGGGATCTTTTCATGAGGATATAATCAACACAATGGCGAAAGATTTGTGGGTTTTGATGAATCCCAAATATTTGCGAATCTTCGGCGACTTCTGTCCTCGTGGAGGTATTGCTATCAAACCGTTGGTGGAGAAATGGAATGATCAAATTTCAAATGAAGAAAAAGCAGCCGTAAAAGATCTGACAGAGATTTGGGATAGGAAAAGATAGAAGAATGAGCTTGGTTGATGATATTGTAAGTCGTACATTTAACATAAAGGTTTTGATATGAATCCAATTAAAATTTACTTTGCTGCTGCTTGGGCAGGTGGAGGCGCCAGTGAGCGATTCTTAATTGAGGAGGGGATTAAGAATAAACTTTGTTCATATGTTTATCCTACTCAGTTTACTGGATGGGTTGAAGCTATCAAGGAACTTCCCGAACAGTTTTCCGGGGCTATCATAATTGATTCAGGAGCCTTTTCAGCTTGGAACAAAGGTGAGGAAATTGATTTACAACAGTATATTGAATATGCACATTGGGCAATCGCACAAGTTGAGGAAATCAATGAACCGATTCGTATTGTAAATCTTGATGTGATCCCTGGAAAAAAGGGTATGACGGCTTCTTTGACAAAAGGGTTTACCAACAAAAAAAATAAGAGCATCATCAACCAAGCTGCCAAACAGGGGTATAAGAATTTATTAAGCATGTTAAAAACCGGTATTACTCCCATTCATGTATTCCATCAAGGTGAAGATTGGGTATGGCTGGATAGAATGGTAGAGAAGACGGATTACATTGGGATCTCACCTGCTAATGACATGCCTTCTCGTTCTCGTAATAATTGGATTGCTTCGGTATTTTCATATCTGTATCATAATAAGATTAATGTAAAAACACATGGTTTTGCTGTTCATTCAAGAGAAATGCTTTTGAAGTTTCCGTGGACGAGTTGTGATGCCGCCTCCTGGAGACTTGCTGCAGGAATGGGAACTGTTTACTTTCCAGTAGGAGGTTTCCAAAATCCAGATTATTCAAAGAAAGGGATTGTATTGAATGTTTCTGAAAAGAAGAAAGGGAAAGGAACTAAAGGAATGACAAGTAAGATTATTGAATTACTTGAAAGTTCCGGATATACATATGAAGATTTACAAACATGGCAGGTTCGAACGAGATTGAATATTCGATACTTTCTCGGATTGGAAAAATGGGTAAATGAACAGCGTGCAAAAACGGAATACAAACCAATACCAACATTGTTTGGTGTATAAAGGAGCGGAATGAAAATCAATAAAACGAGATTGTTAAAAGCACTGGAAAAAGTTAAACCAGGACTCGCAACTAAGGAGATTATTGAACAGTCCACGCATTTTGCATTCATGGGAGATCGTGTTGTAACGTATAATGATGAGATCAGTATCAGTTGCTATGTTCCTGATTTGGAATTGACAGGAGCTGTATCTGCACAGGAACTCTATGCCTTTTTAAATCGGATTAAAGCTGAGGAAATTGAAGCTGAGGTCACCGAAAATGAAATTCGGTTGAGAACAGGAAAATTAACAGCTGGTTTGATTCTTCAGCCTGAGATTCGTCTTCCTCTACAAGAAATTGGAGATATTGAAGAATGGTATCAAGTCCCTGACGAGTTTATGAAAGCCTTGACTTTCTGTAGATTTAGTTGTTCCAGTGATATGTCTCGTCCTATTCTAACTTGTGTCCATGTAGGAACGAATTTTGTAGAATCCAGTGATAATGTCAGATACACATACCATGGATTATCCGATATAGATGAAAGACGAGTTGTTCCCGAATTTTTGATTCCTGGAGATTCAGTAAACAATCTATCTAAATATGATATCAATGAAATTGCAATCAGTAAAGGATGGGTACATTTTCGTACAACGGATAAAACTGTGATTTTTTCCTGTCGTATTTTTGATGATAGGTATCCTAATACAATGCCTATTCGAGAATTGGTAGAAGATTCTGTAGAAGTAATCTTTCCTAAACTCCTGCCTGAAGTATTGGATCGGGCGTCTGTTTTCGCCAAAGCTCAGTTTGATTCAGATACTATGATATCTCTGACTTTGAAAAATAAAAAAATCTTGATTGAAGCTAAAAATACTGTGGGTTGGTTTAAAGAAGAATTACCTGTGCGATATAAAGGGAAGACAATTAAATTCCCCATTAATCCTACTTTCCTAATTGAGATGTTGGATAAGACCAAATCCTGTTGGATTGGTGGGAATAAGATTAAGTTCGGTGAGGATTCTCAAGAAGGTTGGATGCATGTTATCGGTTTGATTCCTGAAGAAATTGAATCAGAGGATTAATAATGGGATTCTTTGAGTTTGAGCAAACCAAAAGCAAATCCAGACCAGATGGAAAAGTTTATTCCTGCGCTTCCTGTGGATTGTATCGGAATTGTTTGAATCCGAAAATGAAAGCATTTGGAAAAGGGAAGAAACGAATCTTGAATATTGGGGAAGCGCCGGGGGAAACAGAGGATCGAAAAGGTCGACATTGGCAAGGCAAAGTAGGAAGGAATCTACAGCGTCTGTATCGCCGCTTCGGAATTGATTTGTTTGAAGACTGTATTAATATCAACGCCGTAAATTGTCGACCAGCTAAAAATCGAACCCCAACTAATTATGAGATAGCTTGTTGTCGTCACACCGTTAAAAAAGCAATTGAAGAATTTAAACCACATGTGATTGTCCTTTTTGGAAATGCTGCTGTTTTATCTGTAATTGGAGATCGATGGAAAAAAAACTTAGGAAGTATCAATAAGTGGAGAGGTTGGCAAATTCCGGATAGAGATTTACACGCATGGGTTTGCCCCGTATTCCATCCCAGTTTTATGGAACGTTCCAAAGATCAACAAGAAGTTGAAACTATCTGGGAAAAAGATATTGAAAATGCTTTACAATGCTTGGATAGAAAATTCCCAGATTTCCAAGATGATATACAGAATATAGAAATTGTAGAAGCACATGATATCAAACCTTTGTTGGAATTATTCACTGTAAAATATTCTGAAAGGCTTGTTTTTATAGATTATGAAACTACAGGAATTAAACCTCATGCAAGAGGACATCGGATAGTTTGTACTGCACTTTCTCCAGATCCGCATAAAGCATATGTTTTCATGGGGCCTAAATCCAAAATCCAGAAACGAGCTCTGAGTAATATTCTTACCTCACCTGTAATTGGAAAAGCTGCTGCGAATATGAAATTTGAGCATGTGTGGTCTCTGATCAAATTAGGGGTAGAAACCAAACCTTGGGTGTGGGATACAATGCAAGCTGCTCATGTATTAGACAATAGGCCAGGAGTAACAGGTTTGAAGTTCCAGGTATATGTCCAATTAGGGGTAGCGGATTATGATAGTCATATCAACCCGTTTTTGACAGGTAGAGCTCCTGGAGAAGATCTAAAGAGTGCTAATTCGATTAATCGAATATTTGAACTGGTTGAAAAAGATGGTGGGAAGGAGTTGATGACTTACTGTGCTCTTGATACTCTTTATGAGCATCAACTTGGATTGATTCAGATGGAGCGCATAGGTTATTCTCCTTTTTGAATTTTTCCTAATAAATTCTCAACATTTGAGGTATAAAAATATGAAAGTCCACCCAACCAGATTTGATGCATATAAATTGATGCATGATGGTGCACTTGCTTTGGCAAGGGCTGAACAAGCGGGTATGCGAATTGATGTAGAATACTGTGAAAGAAAGAAAGCACATCTTACCAGAAAAATTGCCCGGATTGAAAATAATCTGGGCAAAACAGATTTGGTGAAATTATGGAAACAAATGACAGGACTTTCATTTAATCTGGATTCCAATCATCAACTTGGAAAAGTTCTGTACGGTGCTATGAACATTGAGCCCCCAAAACTAACCAAATCAGGTGCAGGAGCAACTGATGAAGATGCATTGTCTCAAATCAACTTACCTGAATTGAAAGATATACTACAAATTAGAAAGCTGAGAAAAGTTCGGGATACTTACCTTGATGCATTTGTTCGGGAACAAGTTAACGGTTGGTTACATCCTTTCTTCAATCTACATACGGTAAGAACGTATAGATCCAGTAGTTCAGATCCTAACTTCCAAAACATTCCTAAACGAGATAAGGAGGCTATGAATATCTGTCGTAAAGCCATCTTTCCCAGAAAAGGACATCAATTAATTGAGGTCGATTTTTCCGGTTTGGAAGTTTCTATTGCTGCATGTTATCATAAAGACCCGACAATGATGAAATATTTACAGGATCCACATTCTGATATGCATGGAGATATGGCTGCACAGATATTCTGTATTGATGACTTTGATAAGAAGAAATACCCTGAACACAAATATCTGAGAGGAGCAACCAAGAACAGCTTTGTATTCCCTCAATTTTATGGGGACTACTATGCCAATAATGCACAAGGGTTTTGCGGTAGTTGGTTACATCTACCGTTAGGAAAATGGAAACCTGGAATGGGTCCTAATATGCCAGGAGGAATAAAATTGACTGATCATATGATTTCCAATGGGATAAAATCCTACCGAGATTTTGAAGATCATATGAAAAAGATTGAAAAAGATTTTTGGGGTAGACGATTTCAAGTTTACCAAAAATGGAAAGATACTTGGGTAGCAGCATATCAAAAAAGAGGATTTTTCGATATGTATACAGGATTTCGATGTTCTGGTATTATGAAAAAGAATGAAGTTATCAACTATCCTGTACAAGGAGCTGCTTTCCATTGTTTACTCTGGTCTTTTATTCAACTTGATAAGATTTTGGTTGGTAATTATCGCTCCCGGTTAATAGGACAGATTCATGATGCTGTAATTTTGGATGTGCATCCTGATGAATTGGAAGAGGTGTGTTACATTATCAAGAAAGTAACTTGTAAGGATTTACCAGAAACTTGGAAGTGGATTTGCGTTCCATTAGATGTAGAAGCGGATCTGGGGCCTGTAGATGGATCCTGGAACATGAAGGAAACATATAAATTACCGGAGGTAAAATGACACTGTATTTAAAATATCGTCCACAATCTCTAAAAGAGGTAGTTGGTAACGAGGATTTGGTTGCAGGATTGACTGCAACATTGGCAAAGAGGGTCCATCCGAAGGCATATCTACTTCATGGTCCTACCGGTTGTGGTAAAACTACAATAGGTCGAATCATTGCACAGGAAGTTGGATGTTGCGGTGCGGACTTCAGAGAAATTGATTCTGCGGATTTTCGTGGAATTGATTCTATCCGAGAGATTCGAAAACAGAGTCAGTTTATGCCTTTGGTGAGTCAATGCAAAGTCTGGTTAATTGATGAATGCCATCAATTATCACGAGATGCTCAAAATGCCTTGTTGAAGGGCTTGGAAGATACGCCACGACATGTATATTATATCCTGTGTACTACTGACCCTCAGAAATTACTACCTACTATACGAGGTCGTTGCAGCCAATTCAAAGTAGAACAACTCAAGCAAGGGAAAATGCGAAAGTTGTTGATGTCGGTAGTTAAAGCTGAAAACGAAAAATTGCTCAAACCTGTATACGAAGCTATTATTGATTCTGCTCAAGGACATCCTCGAAATGCTCTCCAGATTTTAGATCAGGTACTTTCTTCAGAACCAGAATCTCGAATGAGGGTAGCTGAAAAAGCACAGGAAGAATCAATCCAGGGAATTGAATTGTGTCGAGCAATTATATCTGGTGCAGGTTGGAAAAAAGTTTCCAACATTCTAACTGAATTGAAAGATTATGATGCTGAAAAAGTTCGCAGGTTGGTATTAGGATATTGTTCTGCTGTATTACTGAAAGGAGAAAACCCACGTGCTGGTTTGATTATGGAGGAATTTAGAGAACCTATGTATGATATCGGATTTCCTGGTGTTGTATTGGCTTGTTACTCTGTAGTTTGTGGAGATTATGAATAATTTTTAAAAATCTAATGAACTTACCTTAGAATCGGTATAATATATCAATACATTAAAAACGAGGAGGTTAAAAATGGATTACGAGAAAGATACAAGTATTGATGAACACGGATTGGATGTAGAATGGCTAAAGCAATCTGTATTGATGCTTAAATATGGAAAACACGCCGCACAGATGAAATTGGACATGGATCATGCTAAAGAAGAATTGGATGTAATTAAGGCACAGTTGGATAGAGAAATTCGGGCTTTTCCTGATAATTACGATTTGAATAAGCTGACAGAAACAATAGTTTTCAATACTATTGTAATCCAGCCAGAATACAGAGATGCTAATAGCAAGTATCTGAATGCGAAATATGAATATGATATAGCAATGGTTGCCGTCCGTGCGATTGATCAGAAAAAAACAGCCCTTGAAAACTTGGTTCGATTGCACGGGCAACAGTATTTCGCAGGTCCATCAATTCCCAGAGATTTATCGAAAGAATGGGAAAAAGTAGAAGCTCAGAAACAAACAAATAAAAAGGTGCTTTTAAAAAGGAAGAAATGATAAACTGGACGCAAATCTTTGATATCATAGCGCTTATAGGATGCAGTTTTATTCTATTACCTTTTTTGGGGTATTTAATCAGTAAATGTGTTGTACTTGGAATGTTAACAGCAAAACGACAATTTAAGGAGTATGAAAATGGCGAGAACTAAAAAAAGTAAATTTCGTGGTAAAGTGGCAAAAAATACTCAGAAACAGAAGACTGCTGGAACAAATTACGGACATTTGAAATTGCCTAAGAATGTTAGTATCTTCAAGGAGGAGCCGGGAGGGAGAGCTACCCTGGATTTTATACCTTACGTAGTCACTGATGAACATCATATGGATAGAGATGTCGAGATGGGAATTGCCATTCCTGGTGATGAAGATACCGATCTATGGTACAAGAAGCCTTATCGATTGCACAGAAATATCGGGTCTGAAAACAAATCGATAGTATGTCCTTCTACTTGGGGAAAACCGTGTCCAATCTGTGAATACAAAGCAGCCAAATTGAAAGATGGTGCCGAGTATGATGAAGTTCGAGATTTGAAACCCAGCTTACGTAATCTGTATTTCGTTATTCCTCTGGGGATGAAAGATTACAAAGAAGAGATTCATATCTGGGATATTAGCCAGTTCTTGTTCCAGGAAGCTTTGAATGAGGAGTTAGATGAAAATGAGGAGTATTGCGTATTTCCAGATATAGAAGATGGGTTGTCTTTGCGAATTCGGTTCAGTGAAGAGAAGTTTATGAACAATTCATTCGCGAAAACATCCCGCATTGATTTCGAAGAACGTGATTCTACATATGATGATTCGATCTTGGATGATTTGCCTCGCCTGGATGATTGTTTGGAGAGACTCACCTACAAAGAAATTGAATCCATCTTCCACGAAATGGAATCTGAGGATGAGCAGACTTCTGAAGAAGAAAGTAAACCAGCTCCTGCAAAAGTAGTAAGGAGAAAGAAAAAGACGGCAAAACCGAAACAGGAAGAAGTGCCGAAGGATGATACGATCTGCCCAGCTTGTGAAGGTGAAGGAGTAGATTCCAACGGAGAAGTATGCCAAGAATGTCAAGGATCTTGTATGAAGGATTCGGCAAAACCGAAGAAAACCAAACCGAAGGTAAAACCGAAGAAACCGAAAGAAGAAGCAAATCGTTGTCCATATGGCCATCGGTTTGGCATCGATACCGATGAGTACGATGAATGCGATGAATGCGATGTATGGGACGATTGCATTGAAGTAAAGGAGAACAATTAATAGAAAGAAGCCCCAAAAGGGTAAGAAGATAAAAAAGGGAAAGGAGATGACTAATAAACAAGCTCCTTTCCCTTTTAAAATTTTCCGGCCCAAAATGGGGGGGACGAAATTAGTTGGGGCTTACGTCCCTCCCCAATATGCGGATTACATTAGTCTATTTGCACTTTATAGAAATACAACATCCTCAGATATTATTCGGGGATTGATTGGGC